GCCCTCTAGGTCATGCAGCATGCGGGCGCCCATGCCCATCACAACTGCACGCTTGCGCAGCAACTCAACAAAGCTGCTTGCAAGCAGGTTATCAGAAACCAGAGCGCCACCGGCCCCGATTGTGCCCGTTGACAGGTTACGGGTCTGCCCGCTCATATCCGCCCGCATCACATCAGAAGGAACAAGAATGCCTTCCCCCTGCTTGCCGCGTTTCTTGCCAGCCTCTTCCGAGCATTCAAACTCGAACTTAGCAGCTTCACGGTACTGCGCATTAGTCGGATTTCCCAAAGCATTCAAAGCACGCACAAATGAGAATTGCTTGCGCTCTTTTTGGCTCAAACCAATATCCGCAGCACCGGAGATTTTCTCCTGCCCGCGCTCGCCTTGAAGCATCAAGACTTTGGTTGAAAAGTCACCTGCAGACATACCGGAGCGGATCGCATCGTTCGCAATATCCCGGCAATTCCATTCCGCTGCAGTCGCTTCAATTTCGCGAATGCGTTTGGCTTCATCTTCCGCCGTCTTAGTGCGGATCTGTACCAGCTCTTCTTCAGAAGGGCCGGTGTTTGGGTTTTCAATTTCAAGTGGTGCGGGCATTGCAGCAGCCTTTCTTTCAAGTGCAATGGAAACAACAGCCCCCTCAGATTGCGACCGACCAACCCCAACAGACGGATCTGCAGGGACGGAAACTATTGAGATTTCATGAGGGGTCCAACGGGTGATGCGATAGACGTTTAAGTCATCGTCATGCTCTTCTTCCAAGCGGGCTTTGCGGATCTGATAGCCAACAGAAACATTGGTCAGCTCTCCATCTAAAACGCGCTGTTTAATCTCTTGCGCCCGCTCTGATTTACCAAAGCGAACCCAAGCCCGGCCCTTGCCGTTCTTGATCTCCACGCGCTCAATCACGCCCACCTGATTTGCAACGGTTGCCCGGTGGTCAATCAGCAGGGGCGCACGCCCGCTTTCAATGAAATCAAGGTCAATCTCGCCTTCATCGTGACCCAGAATTTCAACGCCCCAATAGGTGCGAATGGGTGCGTCACTGGAAAACGAAAGCTCTAAAAGATCCTCTTCCGCGCCCTCTTGAGCACGCACGAAAGACCCCTGCCGGAACAACCGTTCCGGCAGCTTCAATTCATGTGTTGGCATGGTGTGGTTAGTCCTCAGAGTTCATTGGAATAAGTGCTTATGTACTAAGCTCAACTTCTGATAGAGTTCCGTAAATTCGCACAAAGGAATCTCTAATAAGGCGCAATATGAGAAAGCCTCACCCATCTGATATTTTCGAAAAAATAAAGGATGCATGCATAGGCCTGCTTTTGATATCAGCCTGGTTTCTCATCCCCACGGCTGTCATTTTGCTGTTGGTACTCGTAGAGCCAGAAGCAAAACGGCCCTACAGTCTTTACAAAGAGTACACCCTTCAGGATGACCTTAGCATTTTGGCTTTCAAGCCTGCAGCGACTTTAAAGATTGCAGAGTCAGATACTGCATTTAAGCCAGGGAGTGTCTTCCTTCTATGCGCTGAAGAACAACAAGCTCAAGTCCTTGTTAAAACAACTCTTTATGGACGTGACTGGTTGAATTTCCCTTCAAAAGGCCACAACGGCACCCTCCATTTTTCACCGAGAAGAAGAGGACTTGAAGGACTATGGATAAAAGACCTGCAACTTACTCTGATCAATGAAGAATATTTAGACAGCCTGCTAAGCCTTGCTCTTAGCAAGGAAAACCAAAACGCTCTTATTGCTGAGTTCAGAACCGATAACCCGCGCTACATCACGTTTTTCACGCATGAAACCGCATTTAAGTTCAAAATAAACGGCAACAAAAACTCAGTCCCACAGTTTCTTCAGAGTTGTGGTGAACCCTGATCATCCAAAGTACTTTTTTCAGCAGGCGGAGCCGCTTTCATGAATGCAGAAAGCACCGCGTCAAGATCTATGCCGCGATCTTTGGCAAGTGCCCTTGCCTCTTCAAAATCGTCATAGATATCTTCAAGAGTGCGCCCACGCTCTGCAGCCACTTCCTGCGGGCTTTTAATGCGGGATTCCATGTTGGTTCTATTTGCGGCCGCATCATCTTTTGGATTGACTGATTGCCAGCCCCGGCCCGTCCATTCCACCGCCTGAAACCGGGCAAGCTGTGTCATAGGCAATCGCACTTGCCCGCTCAGCATCGCCATGCGCAACCAATCAGGAAAGATGGAACCGCAGTAATGATCTGCAAGCCAGCCCTGCAGCACGCCCCATTGTTCGCGCTCTTCACCAAGCCCGGCCCGCAATGATGAGAAATTGGCCTTTTCCAAATCACTGGACAAAGACGAATAAGCCACATCAAGGCCCGAACAAACGCCGCGCAGCATGATTTTTATGAAAGGTTCCATCTCCCCACTTGGATAGGCAGGGTCAAAAGCTTTGAAGTCATAGCCCTGTGGCAGCTCTTCCAAAACACCGGCTTCCATTTCTTCAAGCCGGGGCCGTTCCTGCTCATCGTAGAATTCTTCTTCTTCTACGTCTTCCGCCTCGCCATTGGTCCCGGCCGCCTGACCACCGCCTAATTCTTCATCCGGGTCAGCATCTGCAGAGCGGGTGTAAAAGCCCATTTTCTGCGCACCATAAACAGCGTTCGCAAGGGCTGCGTCTTCAAAGCTGTTCATTTGCGCCAAGCGCCGCAAAGCCGTGTGCGCCCATGGAACACCAATCACCGGGGCAGTTTGATCAAAGGGCAGGTAAAGGTGTACAATCTCATCTGCAGGAATGCGAATGCGCTCCCCACGGCCACCGTAATAAGAGCGGTTGTGCTTAAACATGTGATAGGCAACCGGGCGATCCACCGCGTTACATTCCACCCCGGCAAGAATGTAATGCCCGTGATCCAGCTCTTTGTTTAACTCCACATCCAGCATGGTGATATCAAGGTGCTGGATCTGGAAACCAAACAGACCAAACTCCGGCCCAATGTATTTGCGGGCAAGAAAGTTCCCATCACGGGCGGCGGCTGTTAATGCAATGCGCTGGCTATCTGCAAAAGAGAACTTGCCGCAGGTGGTGCAGATCCCCTTGCGGCTCCATTCAAGGAAACCATCGCGGATAAGCTTGTTGCTGTCCCGGTCTAAGTTTCCATCACCAAGCCGGGCAACCGGCTTAATCTGCAAGCCATTGCGACCCACAACATTGCGCCGCAAATGGGAGTAGAAGCCTTTCAGGTAATCGTTGTTCTGGCTTTGCTCCCTGCTATGGGAAACCAACCCCAACAAGTCTTCCTGGGCATCGCGCATCAAGGATGAATTGAGCCCCATCAACTTGAACTTTACAAGACGATCCGGGCGGGCCGCTTTGTATTTGCGCACCGCCCCGCCCGGCTGTTTAACAGGCAGCTCTGCAGGCTTGTTACGTCTGCCAAAAAATCTTGCAAATGCACCCATTATCTAAACTCCACCTTCCGCAAGCGGTGACTGCCCCGGCCCGTGCGCTTGCGGTCTTCTATTCTGACCAGCTTGCGGTAGTGGGTGTGCCAATCCTGCAGCTCTTTTGGGGTTAGCTTTGTCAGCTTACGGCCTGCGATCTCATAGGAAGCAACATTAGATTTTGCCCGCCCCTCTATCAGCGCTTCCAACTGTTCCAGCATGCGTCGGGCATGGCTGCGCAAGTCTATGGCGTCCCCGCTTGCCAGATCCGGCAGAACCTCAAAGCGGCCGCTGCCCACGGTCTTCCGCGCCCCATCACTCTTGCGCGTAATAAACGCCGCCCACTGGTAAGCCCCGGAGGTCCAGTCTGCATTTTGCTCACTGCCAAGGCCCACAAAAAAACCGCCCTCACTGGCGGTTGCGTCAAACTCTATTTTTGCCGGGGCTTCCCCTTCCAGTGTCGCCACATAGGAAAGCGTGTACTCATCAGGTGGGAAGTCTCGCGCCAGATCATCCCGCCGCCATGATGCAAAGTCACCGGCCCGAACTGCCTTAGGCTCGCAGCTTAAAGGCTCGTCAAATCCATTTCCTGCCATCTCATCACCCTCGCAGCCCAGCCACTAAACCGTTGCCTCTGCGCCTTGGTTTTCGGCGCACCTTTTTAGGTGGTGCCCGTTTCGGCGTCACCGTTGTTTGCACCGCCTGTTTTTGCTCTTCCGCTTGCGTCTCCGGCGCTTCAGTTTGCGCCGGTACTGGTGGATTTTCAGGCACATTTTCCCCGGCAAGATCCTTTGAACCCACATCACGGATTGCCTCTTGCTTTGGCCGCAGTGCTGCAAAACTATTGGTTTCCATAGATCGCGCCCAAATCGGCGGGCGTTTCCAGTTGATTTTTTCTGCTCGCAGAACCAGCACCAAGGCCAGTCCATAAACACCCAGATCAAGCGCCTCGTTTCTCTTGCGCCCCTTGCGAAGCACCCAGCCTTTCGGAGTGCGCCGCTCTGCGCAAAACTCTTCAAACACTTCATTTGGTAGGTTGCGGGTCAGGTGATAGGCATCTGCGCCGGGATCTTCACGGGCAAGGCTTGCGGTAATTTCGGACTTCAGCCGCCATGTGCCCACACGAACAATTCTCAAATCAGAGCGCTTTTTAACGCGCTTGCCTTCTTCCTTTTCTGGCGTGACTTCCTTTGCCCGGTCCCGGTCCCAGCGGTCCAGCCCCTTGGCAAGAAACACACGCCTGCGCAGGCCAAGCTTGCGCGATTTACGAAAGAAGGCATAAGCATTCTTCGTCACACCATCAGCGCCGCCACTGTCCACAATCAGCGCAGCCGGTTTGATCTGGTAGCCACTGCCCGCAACCGCATAGTACCTTTCCAGCAAAGGTAAAAGCGCGTCCCAGTCTTCCTTGTATTTTGCCGGGTCTATCACCCTGCTATCAGCGCTTGGCGCACCTGCAGGCGGAGTGTGAAGGTCAAAGCGATCAATCAACCAGCGTTCCAGCCCCGGCCCCCAGGCATCCACCTGAACAACAAAGCGGCCCTTTTGCACGTCAACCGCAATGGTAAGAAAGCGGGTTTCCGGTGGTGCGACCTTAAGCAGATAGTGCTCTGCCTTGTCCTTCAGCTGCTTCACGCTCAAATCATCTTCATCTTCCACCATGCGCGAAGAATAAGGCTTTCCCTGATCAACGTTCACAGTGGTCTTTAAAGAGGTCTCATCTCCGGTTTGCTGGAACTCCTGCCAAGCAGTCTCATATCTGGAAACCAGCGAGGCCCACGACTGGAAGGCAGCGGCCGCCCCTTTTAGCCAGTAAGTGACAAGATCCGTTTCCCGCAAAGCCTCATCATGAACGCTCACCAGCTCCCCGGTTTTGCTTTCATGAAGCCAGCGGCCCGCCCGGTTTAGCTCCACCTTGTGCCGTGGTTCAAAGATCGCGCCGCAATGCGGGCACGCCATCACGGCTGCAAGGCCGCGCTCTTTCGGGCTGCCGTCCTCTGGAAAATGCAGCAACTCATAATCTGGTTCAAAAACTTCAGCGCAATCCGGGCAGGTCCAGTAATAGCGCCCACGGGTGCCCCGGTTATAAAGCGCTAAAATGCCTGTTGCCGGTGGTGCCATATGCGGCGCACCCTCAGGCGGCAAGAAGTCATCGTCTTCAATCAGGCGGCCCGGAGAACTCTCTGCAATCGCCATCCCACGGGAACCGAAAGTTTCCGTACGCTTCAAGGCAAGGTCAAACAGGTTGCCTTCCCCTTCAATGTCTTCCGGTGCACGGTCATAGTCAGTCAGCAGCATTAAAGGCAGATCAGAAGCAGACACTTTGGAGACCACCGGCCAACCGATATCCAGCGTCATGCCGCCTTGAAAACGCTTGTCTAATATGTTGTTGTCGAACCGGCCCCGGCCTAAGCGCCGCTTGATTGAAGGCGTGTAGTTGATCAGCGCCCCTACTTTTTTCAAGGCAAATTCACGCGCCGCGTTTCTGTCCATATGAATGACACGCATGTCGCAAGGCTCACAGCAGATCGCCTGCCCTATGCGGTTGATTATCAAAGCATCCGTTTTGCCGGTCCGCGCAGGCCCGGCAAACACCGTTCCCCGGAAGCGCCGCGAAGCACTCATGTCCATAGGCTCCACCATGTAAGGCGTTACCTTGTTATCCCACGCAATGATTGCCCCATTGTCCCGCAGCTTGCGCTCACCACCTGCCCAGTTCGAGACCGACATACGCCGCACCGGCGCAAGGATTGGCAGCGCATCAGCAAGGCACCCGGCCGCACTCGCATAAGCAGGCGGCCGCCACCCGTGCGCACGGGGCGGAAGTTCGGATGTGGGCATGTTGAATTGACCCCGAGCAATAGCCCCACGAAAAACAGGAAATTCCTTTCCTGCTTGAACGCGTTATTTTATGGGCAGTTAGGAACCTGTTGAGCCTAAGGAAATGAGAATGTTCTTTGCAAAACTAAGTCGGGTCATCGCCTACATACTCTTAGTTGTGGGATCACTTCGCCTACTGCTCGGCATAATTGGCGCCTCTTCGGTTGACCATCAGGCATTCGCTAGACGGTATTTAGGCACCGCGACAACTGGAGAAGCTATTGATGGATCATTAAAGTTGATAGCAATTGGCATCGTCTTTGGGATTTTCTGGGAAGTTTGCAAATTGCTGAAGCACAAATCCTCTTAACGAGCAAACGCATGGCCCATAGAATGACGCACTGCTTTTTCTGCAAACACCCTACTTGGCAGCATAAGCATACCACTGCGCATTTATTGCACTTGATCCTAACGCTTATCTTAGGGATATGGATTTTCGTCTGGATTTACATATCTATGAAAAACTCACGTAATCCTTGGGTCTGCACTGCTTGTGGGCGTAAGTATTACTAGGAGTAAATTCGCTAGTGAAAATTGCCTCAGGCAGAAACCGTTATTGAATCTCCCAAATCTAAACCCGAGTTATTCAGCAGCTTCCATCATGGCAGCCTGCCCGGTGTTTTCTTCCGCGCTCATTGCCTGCATGAATTCAGAAAGCTCCCGGTGAAGTTCTGCGAGCAGATCATCAGCAACCACAACCGCCGCCTCTGACTGGCGACCATCCAAACCAACATCGCGGGACAACCGGTCAGGCATGCCGTTCACCGCATTGCGAACCGCTGAGAACGTCCGTTCCAGCAACGCCACCACATCAGCATGGGCGATCAACTCACCACGTGATTGTGCAAGCTTGTTATAGGCTGCCTCAGTCTCATAAAGTTCCTTGCGCTGCCTTGGCGTCAGCGCCATTTCAGAGTTGCCAGAACCACCACCAAGCAACGCCATCTGCATTTGGCGGATATTGCTTTGGATCTTCTCTTCTTCCGCAGCCTCTACAGCCTCTCTATCTTTCTGCCATGCATAGCAAACAGACAACCGGAACTCGTAAGCCTGCCCATTGGTGCCCTTGCTCTCACAAGGCATCCCCTCGCAAATCCATTGATCAATGGTAGGCAGGCTCTTCTTAAAAGCTTCTGCGAGATGGCGCTTATTCACCACCACATCTTCCACACCGTCAGGGAGCGGATAACGTTCAACATTCTCCATGCACGCCCCCTTCAATCTGGAACAACAACAGAAACGAAAACACCAAGTGCTTCCGCGCACCACACAAACCAATGTCCCGCAGTTCCGAACTACCCGCAGGCCGGCGCGTGCCCAGGAAGGACCCAAGGCTTTTCAGAATACAGAAACGCACCCCCCAAGTTTTAACGGGCTGTTTTCAGGGCCTTCTGCATCGCACGCCGGAAGTTGCGTTTCATCCGGGCATCAGCGGTCTTTCGCGCACCCTCTTCAAAGCGCAGGCGCGGTTGATAGTCGGCACTCTTCTCATAGGCAACCAGCAGCTTTAAACCTGTGCGGCCCTTGGTGCCTCGTGAGCTATCCCGGCGCTTGCCGCGCCTAGGGCGCTGCCAGATTCCCTCAACACCATTGATCTCACCTTGAAACACATCCGGCCGCTTCAACAACCGGTCAATACTACGCCGTGGGAGGTTGCCGTATTTGTTGAGCCGCTGCGAGAACGGAACCGCCAGCGCTTTCCGCTTTGGCCTTCTGGTTCCACCCTTCTCCTGCAGCTCCAAATACTCTGCCTGCCTGTCCTTGAAGAAGACAACGGCCGATAGGTTACGCTTGCTTGCCCGCTTGAGTGCAAGGCCGCGCTTGGTGAAGGGTGTAGGGCGATCTAATCGCCTGCTTAACGCCTTCTCGCTATTACTCTTGATATCCTGCGCTGTCTCATTCAGAGCTAAGCTGATTGCATAAGGCACCTGCCGCTGTTCTGCTTTGGTCAGCCCACTCGCAACTTCATCAAAGTTTGCGGTGTAGCGGATCATAGCACCCCCAAAACGAAAAAACGCCCTCAGGTGCAAACCTGAAAGCGCAATTTTTTATCTTAATTGAATCATGCCTATTAGTGCTGCGGGTGTCAAGTATCCTGAAAGTTTACCTCTCGATAAACTCGAACGCTAACTCAACCAAACTCCCAGAGGCTTTAGCGTCTAACAATGAATTGGGTTCATCACTTGCGACTGTGGAATGGCGCCACACCATGATAGCAGGATGCCAAATCAACGCGATCAAGATAGAAATGGCAGCGAAAATCTTTGGCCCCAATGGTAGCAGCAAAACATTTCGTTCTCTCGCCTCAAACTCCACAACACGCCTCAGCTCAAAATAAAGCTTTTCTGGTTTTAGAAGATTGTAGCTTTGCAGTAGTTCAGGTTGCTCCAAAAAACTAAAATCAAGATTATTCTTTTGAATTTGTTCTTCAAATCTTTTGTCTGTACCTACCGGTGAAAAGCAATAAATACGCTCTGGCTCAAGCACATCAATCGCTCCAACTATTCTCCCAAACTCATAGCCAGCTCCGGCAATGAGGGTTAAGTGCTCTCGAGATAAACTCGCCTCACCCAAAAATGCAGCAGATATTGGACCGAAGTCTTTCACATGATCTAAAGTTGCTTTGGGTAAAACGAATGATTGAGGATAGTAGGTAATCAAAACTTGAGCGAATTTGTCAAAATTCAAGAACAGAAATTCCAACATCGCCGAAATTTTTTTTCGATCTAATGATGTTACATCAATCTCTAGGTTTACTTGACCCTCAATTGGTAGGGCCTTCTGCAAATCATTCAAGAGATGTGAAAAATCGCTCCTTCGCACACAATCTAGGCCTGATACCACAGATAAATTTTCATCATAAGAGTGTATCCCACGACTTCGGTAATCAAATAAATAGATATCCGTACCAGATAGCTCATCGTCTCTATTACGCAATCTTTCTATCGATCGATGTTCATAACCAATACAGCCTATAAAAACAGTCGGCTGAACTGACTTGGGGTCAACTAAAATAATATCAAGCATCTTCTGTGGCCCAGTTTAATAAATCTGGTTGCTCATCTTGCTTTTTACTGTTGTGTGGCATTGCAGAAAGAACTCTTTCTTGCCCGGTAATAGTAGGCAACTTGTAAAACGGCGCTAAGCGATGAGAGATACGAAGACGACAACCTTCAAGATCAAATATTAACTGCTTTCCATCTGATCGTTGATCAACTACGAGCGCCCCGGAATTGATTCCGATAATCAAAGCGTCTCTAATTTTTGTAGATACGCCCTTCAGACGGTAAGAAAGCGCTGGCTCAGGTTGGAATTTGCTATCAAATAAGTTTTCTGACAGTGTCTCTCCTAGTCGATCGACAACTGCAAGTGTCGGATAGACCTCATTTGCGCTTTTCACAGACGGATTATAGGATGCGATCAAAGCCCGAAAACGATCTACATTGCGAGGTATTGCACGGTTCTGTGCTATTCTCGAATCCACCCCATCGTTAAAACTAACGAATAATTCATTTAGCAAGTACTTTACAGCTCTCGGGTTTCCCTCCGTTAGACTTAATAACTGATCGAAGCCATGATAATAGCCATAACCTTTAGCAGAACGGCGCCTTGTCGAGGATTGTCGAGTTTTACTTTTGTCTGCCTTAGAGAAGTAGTAACTCCTAATCTCAGCAATCGGCGCAACTTTTCTCAAATAAGAAGCTCTTAGATTTTCACCTCTTAGACCATCTATATCAGACACATTCTTAAAATCATTGTTTGCCATATGCTCAATGAACGACTTATCTCCAGCAGATTTTGCGGCTGTGTAGATAGCACTAACCTGTCGTTCAAAACCTTTAGACACAAACTTGCGAGTGTCTTTCTTTATTGCACTTGAGTTATTGAGGTAATTAACGAACTCACTAAACGCGATCCCTCTGTTCTCACACTCCTTTTGAATAAGCTCTTTTGAGAATTTATGATCAGCATCCGCGAACTTGTTTGCAAGAATGATTGAGTGAAAGTCTTGGCCATCAACAGGGCCAGTTTCGCTTGTCCTAAGTCGTTCCTCTAAGTCATAAAAATCAATATATGGGAACAATGAAAACTTCAAAACAGCTCTCTGATCAAAAGAGCGCAAGTTTTCATACAATCGAGTTAAAACTCTTTTTGGAGCAATCTCCATTTCATCAAAACTTACACTCCACCGGTGCACACCGATTTGACTTTCAACAGCATCAAAAAAACCTTTTAGCATAACTAAAAAGTCGAGATGCCCTACAAGCCGGATAGTATCTAGATTTGCACTTGAGTTGAAAGGACTCACCGCTGATCGAAACATGTTGATCCGCTTTAAGAGAGCAAGCTTGAGCCCGATAAACGAAAACTGCTTTGTAGGTAACGACCAGAGTTCAGAACACATTTCGCATATCTGAGACTCCTGTACATCAGTTAGGTGCGCGGCCCATGGAACCGCCTCTCCCTGAATGGTGAGATCACTAACAAATCTGGCATCTTCAAACGAAGCGATCAATTGATACAAACAATGATCAGTAAACAGACCATTTAAAATTAAATCTCTGTCACTTTTCGAGATCTCTAAGTTTGATACAAGCTGTGCTGTACCCTTCCAAATCGATTCTGCAGGGATGTAAACTGGAATATACTCAAAGTTTACTCTTCTAAGGCGATCTGCAAACTCTTCTCTTTGGTGCAAGTAATATAAACCAGTTGCTGTCAGCGCTTTCATTATAGTAGTTTTACCTAACCCTCTGGGTCCAACTAAAACCAAGTTCTGATAAGCTGCGGCCTGCTCAAAATATTCAGGCATCACGAAGGAAGAAGCGATATCTTTCGGGCTCGCATTTCGCGCATTGAATTGTGTCGAAATCATAATCACTGCACTCCGCGAATTAGAGCTTGAATATCTGACAGCGCAGATACAATCGACAAATCGTGTTCAATTAATTTTTTATTGATTACTTCCACTTCGTCCGTACTTACATATGCAAGCTCTGGTACAGACTCAAAGAGAACACTTTTAGCAACCATTGAGGTACAATCTATCGTACAAATTTTAGCAACAATATCATCGATCGCATAGTCTTTCCCAAATGGACGCGTGTAAGGCATGTTAGGCGTTTTACTTCGCTCCCATTTCCCCCCACCCCAATCCCAAGAATAGATTGTACCTTCAGGCCCTGGAACATCTAAGTTGAAGTCCAGGATATGGAACTGATTTGCAAAGTAACGTTCATGATTGCGGTATGGATAGGCGGCAAAACTAGACGCTGAAAAGACGATCGGCTTAACCTGCCCCAGCTCCGCACTTCTTAACTTCACCATGTGCTTATGGCCGTGCACAACAACACATGATTTTCCAGTATCTCCAAGCGCTTGCAAAAGTTTGGCACCATCAGCCATCTGATCGTAATCAGAATCTAGAATCTCATCGACCCGCAACGGGTGATGATGCATCATTACAATAAAGTGACTATTTTCAGATTGCTCGATGAGCTCAATAATTTTTGCAATCATCGCTTCGCTAAGATAACCTATCGACCATATTGATCGCGAAGCATTCGCGTCTCCACCTAATCCATGAAGTCTACACGTATCAACAGCAATGATATCGCATCCTGAAAGTGAAAGAACTGCAACTCCATCAGCAAAATAGTCTTTTTTTTGCTGACTGTCGTTGAAAGGGAATGGAGGAGCAATTTGCTTTAAGAAATCAATTCGTTGTTGAGCTTGATCTATGTCTTCGATACGAGAAAGCAAATCATGATTGCCCGTCACTCCAATTACATTCTGAATATCCAGTTTTTGCGCAACATGGTGTAAATCGTTCCAAGCTTGCATAAGTGGCAATTGCTTGGATTGGTGGGCAAAATCACCCAAACAAAGTATTGCGTCAACTTGCAACTCTTCGTCCGAAAGACACTTCGTAAGCGCAAGTATAGGGTTTTTGGAAGGACATCTTTCTTCAATGTTAAACGAGCTTCCCTCGTTTCCAAAATAGACATTTGCACCTTCCAAATCAGATGACATGCAATGAATATCACTTACAACAAGAAATCTCATATTATTCTTCGCAAATTACAGCTAGCAACTCAGTTTCAGTCTTTCTACGCCCGACAAACCCACCCACATTTCTAGTGACCGGCACCGTGCCCAAAATGTATGGTTCAAATAAATCTCTAAACTCGCCGCAATCCCTATAAGAGATCACAATTCTATTGTTAGTCGCGTACTTCTTTGAAATCTTCAACAAGCGAGCTAGATCATCTCCGCGAAATTGCTTAGAGTTGTATTCACTAAATACTCGTGCTTCGTTTGTAAAATACGGAGGGTCCATGTAAATGCAACTACGTTCAGGCTTAATGGTATCAATAAATGCCTCGAAATCATCACTTGAAATAGTAGCTTTTCTCAAAACAGATGAAATATTCTGAAAGTCATTCAAAGAAAGCTTTTGCTTTACCTTCTTTTTGGCGCCAAAAGGTGTGTTAAATTCACCTTTTTTGTTTGTTCTGTATATTCCGTTAAAGCAATAATGATTCAAGTAGACGAATCTTGCCGCCTTCTCAACTCCTAGCTGAAGCTCGTTAAACTCCTCGCGAACTTCATAATATCGCTCCTCAGAAATTTCAATTTTATCATAGATCTTCCAAACATCATCAGCACTATCTCTGACATGTCGAAAGCAATCCATCAAATTCTCATTGACATCATTCAAAAATGCTACTTGAGGTTCGAACTTAAAAAAGAACGCTGCTGATCCGCAAAAAGGCTCGATGTATGGGCGAGAGAAATCTAAATAGGATTTGATTTTCTCTGAAACATTGGATTTGCTACCCGCCCACTTTAGCAGTTTTAACGTTTCGGACATAATAGCTTCCATTATCCAAGCATAAAGTGAGGCTATCCAAGTTTTACCCCCTTGAAGATGAAATGATTCTCATCGTCATTAGTAATAGCTAATTATCGAAATAGCAGACGAAACACAATTGATAGAGACTGCTAGATAACCTGTTATACTCATCGATCATCAGGTTAGAATCCAGTTTCATGTATTATCTTTAAGCTAGGAGCCTTACAAAGCACCAAAAATTTGTGCGCCAACACTTCGAGTGCTCCATACACAGGTAAGCGCCCCAGTTTGCTTGGCACTCGATACCTAAGAGACATGTTTCTATGCAGGTCGCTAATAACCGCCAATAATTGAATTTCCTTTTCATTCAAAACAAGCATCTTGTCAGCACCATAAGCATTGCACTCGTCCCACAATCTAGCCAAGTTATGTCCCAGCTTTTTAACTTTTTTATAGCTGCAGCCATTTTCAAGCAAAAACGATTTTAGCGATAGCTCAATAGAGAATGCCATCAAAAGCATAACCGGCCGTGGAGCTGACATTGCGTATGCGGGGAACTTCCCAACATTCTTGTCTGCATCATTCGCACATGCAAAGTATAATCTTGCCTCCGCCGCAAATTCTTCGTGTTTTTTCAATTAATTTACTCCTTCCCAATGAGCAGAATGAAACCTGTTTATGATGCCTGATAGTGTCTCACTACTCAAACTCCCCCGCCACATGCCCCAATCCATTGCGCATCAACCTCGAAACATAGTCCCGTGTCGCCCTGCTAGGCGTCCCCGCCTCCCGCTTCGCTTCATTCTCCTCAAAGCCTATGGCCGCCTCTGTAATCGATAGCCCTTGCCCAGCAATAGCGAAGACTGCCTGCGACTGATCAGGACCCAAGAGGGCTGCTATCCGTTCCAGTGTTCTGTTTGCGTCTGTGGTGGAGACAAGAAGCCAGTCGCGCACTTTGCGGCTGCAGTCAACGCGGGGCTGAGTGAAGTCGATGGAACTGGCTTGCCCCTCACACTCAGCATACAACGCCCGGATCTTACAGCCTGCCAGGTACTGCAGCTTGGTGATGTGTTTGTTGTTGTAAAGCCATTCCAGCGCCTGCCCGCGTTGATACTTTGCCCGGCGCAGCGCTTCCTGCTTTTGCTCTTTCTTGGTGCCGCGCAAGCGGAGTGGATCTGTATTCTTAGAGCTCAACATCCTGCATCTCCCCATGTCGTAAAACTTCTCTAGCGATCAGGCCCGCCAGCCGTTCACGTCGCCGCTCAAAAGTATCTGCCATCAACTGAATGGGATGGTTTGGCGGGAGCGCTGCGAGCTCCCGTGTGGTTTCGCCGCGCAACACGTCCAGAGCAGTTTGCACCTGCCCGGCCACGCGCCGGTTGCGCTCCATTGTGGCGACCACGAGAGTTTCAGTTTCCGCCATATCCGGCATGCGCTTTTCCCGGCGCACAAAGTCCACCAGATCCGCTTGCCAGCCAGCAAGGCAGGCCGAAAGCGCAGTGTCTGCATTCGCTCCCACCATCACTTTGATCGCCACATGCTCCGGCCAAGGATAGCCGCCCACCTGCAGGCTTGGTTCCGGTGCGCCTTCCAGCTGCCGTTGTGCCTCTGTGCAGGCCTTCACGCACTCCCCAACAAACGGCCAAACAGTGCTTTTTGCAGCCAACACCAGTGCATCCGCTCCCGCTTTCAGCACGTCCTCTGAAAACCCGCTCAGCTTCTCCCGCAAAGAGGTGAAATAGGCTTCCTCGTTGCTGCCTGGCACCTTTTTGAAAGTGCCGCCCAACGTGCTCAAAAAGTGCTGCGCTATGAGGTCATTGGTTGATTTTGCCTGTACTGCCGCGCTCATGCATAGCCCTCACCAAACACTTTGGTAATTGCCGCACGGCAACGCTCTGCAGATCTGTCCAGATCCCGCGCCCGCGCTGCTTTAGCCTTACTGCCATCAGGGATAAACCGGCCTTCAATCTTGCCCAGCTCTTCCCGGCTGCGTTTGGCCGCAAGAATGGCGCGGGTGAAGTAGTTGAGGCTGCGCGGTTGCTCCGGCGCACGCCCCAAAACATGGGCAATCGTGGGTTTTACGTCCTTTTCAAGATCGCATCCATGGATCAACCAGCCCCAAACCGGATTTAGGCCGCCCCGCACCTGTGCTGTCGTTGGGTCCAGTCCAAGTGACTGTAGAAACCGGCTACAGCCCTCAACAAACCTTTGCCCGGCTCTATCCGCAATTGTGGGAGCTTGTGAGAGTGGAGAAGCGTTTTCGCAAAAAGACCTACTCGCAGCCGCTTTGTCTTCTTCTTCTTTAGGTTTTAAGGACTCGTTCTTATAGGTGCCGATCTGGGGTGGCAGGGACTGCCGATTTTCACACGAAGCTTTAAGCTCGTTTACATGAGCTTTATGTGGAACATCCTCTATAAGGTCGCCCTGCTCTTCCTCCTCTTCTTTGAGCGCCCGCATCACACGGTAGGTGTGGGAACAACTGCCTCCATCAGGGCGGATACCAGCCATCACCCGGAGCCACCCAGCCTTAACCAGGTTGCCAATGGATTTTTGCACCGTAGAACGCGCAATCTCCAACTGCCGGGCAATCTTTACCTGACTGCGATAGGTCACGCCGTTGCCGTCCGTGGAGCAGCAAAGGACGCCCAGCACCTGAATATCACGCGGTTTCAACCGCCGATCCTCAAACACACCAGCAGGAATAAAAGACAAACGGGGACGGTTAACAGGTCTAGGCATTTTATAACCTCCTGAGCAGTGCGGATAATTGGAAAAGTGAGAACTAGAAAATCAGTGGCGGAATACGCGCTCTGATTACAAAGGGATTGAAGCTAACAAGGTGACTTGTAACTATACCCTCAGAACAGCCCTAGCGGCTTGTGGCGGTCACGGTCCCATAGCTTTCCGTCTCCCGTTGCCACGTCTCCAATTAAAGAGATGGCGTGGCAGTTCCATATTGGCGACAAGCGCCAACTGTTCCATCTCATGAAACCACGAAGCAGGAAATTGCCCTCGCACAACGGCAGCGCTTACAGCGCCCGACTTAACCCCGAGAGCACTTTGCAATTTGTCTCTTCCCAGTTTCTGCGCGATCATCCTAGCTGTAGTCATACCAAGAGTATTCTAATTAATTTAGAATGCGTCAATATGTGATCTGAGCGATGGTCTAAGAAATGTAGAATGTGTTAGTCTAAGCTCATGACGAAAAAGCTTAAAAATATTTCTGGACCTTTTGCGGATATTGCAACTCGCCTTCGCGCGGTTGAAACATATGTAGGTATGTCACAAAAAGAGTTTTCAGAGTCTGCTGGCGTACAGCAAAAATCCATGAGCCAATGGCAAAGTGGTGATTTTCGCATTTCTATTCAGGGAGCACTTAAGCTGCGCGAGAGATACGGAATATCGCTGGATTTTATATACTGCGGCAACATTGATGCATTGCCAACCAGGATGGCCAACGAGCTTTCATCCATATTACGTGACAGCATTTCGAGTAAGTCAAATGACAGCGGTGATCTACAAGCCCCATAAAACAACAACTTGTATCGCCGATCTTCATCCATGACCACCTCCTGAACTATCTACTCGTTTCCACCAACCAAAATTCCATCATTGCTCTTATTATACTGTCCAATGTGCTCACCATGTTTCTGCCGAAACATGTCTGAAGTGAGACACACGTAGCTTTACACCAGCTACTGACCAATTAATTGCATTCCGCATAAAAGCATGTTGAGCGTGTATTGCCTACCCATTTCCGGCACATTGCCTTCTGTTGTCTAAATTCACAAACACCACTCCTAGATATAGCTGACCAGACTATGGTGTTTTCTAATTTATTTAGACATGTATATTGACATTCTAAATTTGTTAGATTTGCCATGAGTACCACTTTCTAGAATACAAAGAAGTGAAGCCGCATAAAAACAACGGCCAATTCCCCACACAACAAGTCCCGCAGCTTTCTATTGCGAAAGGAATAGGCAATGCATGTTTTACCTGACTTGGGAGATACGGACGTAAAGTCGAATAGCCCACACAGTCTTTCCAGCTACTACAGCTTATTGCAGCCGGAAATATTTAGCCTCGAACGGCTGGTCGAAGCCGCGCCCTGTCCATAGCTCCAACTCAGTGAGGTTCAACATGGCACCTCGGAAGAAGAAACAGGACGACGCTCCGCAGCCCAGCTCCAACGCTGGCGGTATAGCAGCTGATCAGTTGCGCAGCTTCGTAGATCGTATTGAGCGTTTGGAAACTGAGAAAAAGGGCATTGCAGACGACATCAAGGACGTCTTCACAGAAGCCAAAGGCAACGGGTTTGATGTTCCAACCATGCGCCTGCTTCTCAAACTGCGGAAGCAGAAGCCGCATGAGCGTGAAGAGCAGCAATCCATGCTGGATCTTTACCTGCACGCCATGGGCATGGCTGGTGAATACACGATTGCAGAACAGCAAGGCATCGATGACGCCAGCGCGGGCAAAGTCGCAACAGATAACCCGTTCCTCACAGATGACCCAAGGCACACCCAATGGGCCACCGGCTGGCAAATGCAAACCACCCTGCTTGCCACTCAGGACGAGAACCAACCAGCAGGGGCATGATGCAAGAGCCGTTTCGCAAAAAACAAATTTCGCCACGCGGCCTGAACAAAACTCAGGCCGCCAATTACATTGGCGTCAGTGCAGGCTTGTTTGAACGCATGATACAGCAAGGCCTCATGCCTTCAGCAAGGCAAATTGCCAGTCGTAAGGTCTGGGACATTCAGGAGCTGGACAGAGCCTTTGACGACCTGCCACATGTAAACGGAGAAGCCTTCAACCATTCAGAAGGTGCCTTTTCAGATTTTGTCTAATGGAGTGCGAGAGAATGAGCACCCCGAAACCAGAAAAATGCGTTATCCGTGATATGGACCGGCACGGCAATATACGCTGGTATTATCGCCGAAAGGGCTGCCCCAAAGTGCGCCTGCGCCAACCCTACGGCTCAAAGGAGTTCTATGAAGAACTCAGCTACGCCCGCTTGGGATTAGATTTCGAAACCGGCAAACCTCTTATAGAGCTGCGCAACAAACCAGAAAAAGGAGCCTTAAAGGGCACTTTCCGTTGGTTGGTAGAGCAATACCTGCAACGGGCAGTCAAAAACTTAGCACCCGCCACTCGTACCCAAAAACGCCGGGTACTGGACGCAGTCTGCATGGAAACCTGCCTAAGCCGCACCGGCCAACCACTTGCAGATATGCCGTTCACGGGCCTTCAAAAACAACACATAGCCATTTTACGCGATCAAAAAGCACAAACACCGGAAGCGGCAAACCACCGCCTCAAAGCCCTTTCGACTATGTTTAACTGGGCAGTTGAAGTCGGATTGGCGGACAAAAACCCGGTTGAGCGCGTTAAAAAATTCAGGACCAAAAGCAACGGCATTCACACCCTGACAGAGCAAGAGATAGACACCTACCTTCAAAAACATCCAGGTGGCACAAAAGCCTATCTTGCCATGCAGATTTTCCGCTATACAGGCCTTCGCATTTCAGATGTTGCCCGCCTTGGCAAGCAGCACCTCTACACCACAAAAACAGAGGATGGCCCACAACTGCGCTTCAAAATAAGACCACAAAAAACCAGCAAGCTACAGGCTCAACCCGTCGAAGTGGACATGCCAGTTCTTCCACCACTTGCCGAGGCCCTTGCACGAATAGATCACGACCACCTCACATTCCTGGTCACACACACCGGCAAATCCTATTCAGTCAAAGGCCTGGGCAATCGCATGCGCAGTTGGTTTGATACAGCAGGCCTGCCCCACTGCTCAGCCCATGGAATCAGAAAAGCCGGAGCTGTAATCGCCGCTGAAAACGGAGCAACAGCCAATCAACTCATGTCTATGTTTGGCTGGACAAAGCTGGATCAGGCAGAGCTCTACACCAAAAAAGCTCAACGCAAGGCGCTTGGGGATAAAGGCTCAAAACACCTTGCCGGAAAAAGCTAAAATGGTGGGACACCTTGACTTGCTAAGTCATTAATTTTTCGCCCTGGGGACCCAGCCCCACTTTCGCTTAAAACCTACCAACAACAAACGCGTACAACAGTCCTATGAGCCGCTAATAGTTACAACTAAAACTTGAATTAAAATAATAAAACAACCATACAACATCGAAAGATAATTTATATTTGGTGATATTATGGAAGTTTTCATTAGACGCACTCAGCACCCCGTTGGACAGGGCTTATTCCATTCGTCTGAAATCGTATGGAAAAATCCATCTAATAAGAAAATCCAGACATTTCGACTGGTTTATGATTGCGGGTCACACCAAGCTTATTCAACATTTCTAGAAGGACAAATCAAAGACTATAAGAAATCAATTCCTCGTACTGAGAAAATTGACTTGCTTGTTATTTCCCATTTCCACAAGGATCATATCAGCGGGATCAAGAAGCTCCTTGAGAATAAGACGATAAATGTCGAAACGCTGCTAATTCCTCATCTCAGTCCAGCACAAGTCATACTGGCACTAGCCTCAGTAGCAGATAGCGAAGAGGGAAAAGAGACAGGATTTGAAACCGACTTCATTTTGGACCCTATCCCAACATTACAGGCCTTAGATAGCAACATTACCAATATTCTGGTGGTGAAACCTGTTGAGGGTCCATCAGTACCACCTGAAGCCGATAAAGGTTCGCCAGAGATAGACGAAGGCGCATCCGAAGATATCACATCTAGCGCCGAAGGTAACATGCAAGTCATAACCCCAAATGGAAAAATGAGCCTTGAGGAGATGACAGGCGGCGCGCCGTCACACGTCATCGATGACCAACATTCATTCCGACTTAATATTAGCAACAAGGTGTTCTGGAGTTTTGCTACATACCTAGAAAGAGAAGAAGCCAATAAATTGAACAAGTTTTTAAAAAATCTTTACAGTAGACTAGGCGGAAATGCGCGCAACATAGATTCGTCAATCGTCAACCAAACCTCTTTCAATGATCATCTCAATAAAGGCGAAAACGTTAAGAAGCTATTGCCCTATTTCAAAGAGTTAAAAGCAGCCTACAAGGACACCAACAAAGACCTAAACCCTTCATCACTAATGCTTTACTCTGGACCTAAGAGTTCTTTCACTACAAGCGGATATAGCAAAAACCACACATGCAGATGCGATTGTCCTCTTTGCTCACGGCTGGGCCGAGACACTCGTTCGGGAGTATCATGGCTGGGCCGAGACACTCGTTCGGGAGTATCATGGCTGGGCACGGGGGACGCCGATTTATCGACATCTATAAAGTGCGATGATCTTAAGAAGCACTTTTCACACCGTGTAGATAAGATTCTGACAGCAACTGTTCCTCATCATGGATCAAAGAAAAACTCATGCAATGGCACAATTAGTACAATCCCTGCAACTAATTGGATAATTTCCGCCCATCCGGAGAGCTACGGTCATCCAGATATCGATGTTATCAAATTGCTCAACAACCGCCATAATCGAATCTATTTTGTTAATGGTGATAAAGGTTCAAAATTCATCGAAAACCTATGGATAGAATTTCCGGATTAACAACGAAATACCCTTGGGGACAACGGCTCAAAACACATCGCTGGAAAGAGTTCAAAAAGTGGGACACCTTGACTTTTTAAGTGGTTGAATTCGCTCTATATGAAAAACATCCCACTTTCCCTCAAACCATTGACTAACCGAACAAATGACTGTTCGGCAGAGGCCTCCATTTTTCTTCCTTTACATTGATAGTAAAAACCTTTTCGCCTTTGGGGTGCAGAAGAATTGCGCCTTGCAATCAGTCCTGCCTCACGTTTCAGAGCACTGGCGGCGCCTCTATTTTTACGCGGCCAACCTCCCGGTGATGGCTCGGTTTTCCTGTCAACTTGCTCCTGAAACTCAGATAACCCGTATAGATCTCTGACTGCCGCCCTTTCACACCCGGCAGTGAGCGCAGGTCCAATCCAGACCATGGAAAGTAGGGCGAACGGCGCAAATCTGCGAACAGGCCGACACGAGCACCAGGGCGCGTTGCAATCCCCCGGCGGTGGAACCCATGTGTATCAGCAATCACCAGTGAGTTTGCCGGCACATCAAAGCAGACGGGTTTACCATATCCCATCCTCAAAATTTCTTCCTCACTGGCTCGAAAAGAACCCGCAGCATGCATGCCATCTGGGTGCTGCGCCGCATTCAAGCTCTGTTCAAACTCCCAGGCAGTCCGCTCCGGCGTATAACGATGAGACCCCGGCACGTAATGAAAAGGTCCATCAGCAACATCAACATCGCGCAAAAACAACCACGCTTTCGATGTGGCGTGGAATGTATCCATATGAAAATCAGTTTGCGGGTCTTTCCTCGTTTTTTCCAAATCCCACAAAACGGCATGCAAAAACACAATGGGATCCGCATTGTAAGACGCCACATAGCGCATCGCATTTTGCAAATAGGGGTCGCGAACTGCCCTGCTCAAACCCGGTAGGTCTTTCAGCACCGAAGGTGGCAACCCAATGAACCGCGTCACCGTTTTCCCCTGCCGCATTTCACTTGCGGCAAACGCATTGGTGGCAATCTCATCCTGAACTTGCGCAAAAATATCTTTGGAGAGGAAATTCTCTTTCACCACGTATCCATTACGATGAAAGAACGCTTTATCTTCCTCTGGCAGAAAGCGCACCATCTGACGGCGGCGCAGTGCAGCCATTTTTTCAGCCCACGCCACACGCTTTAGATAAAACCCACGCTCATTTAACCAGCGACTTCCGATAATCGGATTTTTCTTAAATGACTTTTGACCCATCAAAGCATCAAGAGCCCAGATAGGACTTTTTAAAATTCGCAACACACGAGCCCCCACTCCGCTGACAAAACCGCCAGAACCTGTGCAATAACAAACACACTACGTATTCCTGTGTCCATTTGCCATTTAAACTCATCAAGCAGGCTATTGCAGCACTGATGATTTAAAGGGCAATTTTCGATGAGCGATACACTTGATCAACCGACTAAGCGCTCAACTCCCAAACGCCACAAAAAAAGACGTCGCAAAGCCGAGTTTGCCTCCGAAAGCGACATGTGCACCCATTTCATCAACAAGCTTCCTGAAGAGTGGGTCGCTTACCCGGAGTGGGGCAACTGGGATATTCTGCTTGTCAGGAAGAAAGATGGGTTTCAGGTTGGCATCGAGGCCAAGTTGCGCCTCAACGCAAAAGTCATCTCTCAATCTGCAGAAACCGCCTATCACTGCGACAAACCCGGGCCGGATTGCCGAGCAATCCTGATTCCAAAAGGCTCCAATCTCGACTTTCAACCGGTTTGCAACATCCTGTCTCTGCAGATCATTGAGATTGAAAGCGAAACCTCTAAAAGCCCAAGTACCGTCAGTTGGTATCGGCCCAAACTCCCCAATCCGGATCGCGCATCCCCGGCAGGAAACTTCAAAGAGTTCTATCCCACCGAGCGACTGGAACTCCCTGAAATCATTCCTATTGTTGCAGCTGGCAAGCCCTCGCCTATCAAGCTGACACCGTGGAAAATCAAAGCCATCAAGCTTGATATTCTTCTGCAAAAGCATGGCGTGGTTACGCGCAAACTGTTCAAGGCCCTCAACCTCAGCACAACGCTCTTCCTTCATTCCGGCAATGGCTGGATGTTGAAGGGATCAGAACGGGGCGCCTGGACACGCGGCCCCAGTTTCCCCGATTTCAGAACAGGGTGCGAAGAGAACTATGACGAGCTGGAAAAGCGTTACAAAACATGGGTTAAAACCTTGCCGATGGAAGGCATCCTCGCACCGGAAACCGAAAAAGAACCTGCCTCATGAGCGAATGAGCAGCCCTTTGTTGTTGCATGCAGAACAAACACCCCGAAACAACAGAGTTTCACTTGACCTAAATAGCTGCTAGATTACCCTTAGGTAAACCAAGCATCTGGGAGGGAGCGATGGTTTTCAAAACGCAGGATGAGACGGGCACACTCAAAACATTCAGGGACGCAAAGCGATATTACTGGCTGATTGCTTATGCCAGCAGCAGTGTCACGCTCATCACAGTCGCGCTTTATGCCTACACGCACGTCACAGCAACTCTGTTCATTCCCCTCGTTTACTTCTTCATCGTCATTCCCGGTCTGGACGCTCTGATCGGCGAAGACCCGTATAATCCGCCTGATGATGTGTTGATCCAAATGGCAGAAGATCCTTATTACAGCCGGCTTGTGCGCTGGCTGGTTCCATATTCGTGGATCAACCTTTTTGCAGGCGTATGGCTTGTTGGCACCTATGACCTCCCTCTTTGGCTGATTGCTCTGTTTGCCTTTGGCAAAGGCTTGTTCGGCTCTGGCACCATCATGCTTGCCCATGAACTCGGCCACAAAACCAACAAGACAGATCAATTACTGGCCAAGTTTGCCCTCGCAGTCGTCGGCTACGGTCATTTTTGCATTGAGCACAATCGCGGCCACCACGTGTATGTGGCAACGCCGGAAGATCCCGCCAGCTCCCGCATGGGAGAAAGCATCTACGCCTTTGCTTGGCGCGAAATTCCCGGCGCGTTCGTCAGAGGCTGGCAAAACGAAAAGGAACGCTTGCACAAGAAAGGCCTCAGCACCTTCTCGGTAAAGAACGATATTTTACAAGGCTATGCCATCACATTGATTGTATTTGCCATTTGCACTGCTCTGTTCGGCTGGAAGGTTCTGTTGTTGCTGGCTATTCAAAGCGTAGTCGCATGGTATGGCCTGACGCAGGCAAACTATGTGGAGCACTATGGACTTCTGCGCCAAAAGGACAAGAATGGCAAATACGAGCGCTGCCAGCCACGCCACTCATGGAACACAAACCACATCTTCTCAAACCTGAGCACATTCCACCTGCAGCGCCATTCAGACCACCACGCCAACCCGCTGCGCCCCTATCAAACCCTGCGAAATTTCCCGGACTTACCCAGCCTTCCAAGTGGATACCCCGGTTGCTTTGCATTGGCGGCCATCCCCTCACTGTGGTTCAAAACAATGGACCCAAAAGTTCTGGAATGGGCTGGCGGAGACATCAACAAGGTCAATCGCGTTGATGGGTATGAGCCTGTTGCATTCTCTGCGCCGAACATCTGTTGA